ACGGAGCAATTCGCAACGCTGATGTATGAGGTGAATGTCTACTCCGACAAGGCTACCGGAAAGAAGTCTCAGTGTCGGAGCATTATGAAATTCGTTGATGACATGATGTATCAGCGAAATTTCAGGCGCATTTCCCTTTCCCCTGTTCCCAATTTGGAGAACGCAACGATTTACCGTCTGGTGGCTCGATACAGAGCTGAAACGGACGGCACTACACTATACAGGAGGTAAATGAAATGGCTATTTCCACTTATAAGGTGTTCCTCATGCACAAGGCCAGTTCCGGGGACACCTACACGAAGCTGATCGACATTAAGGAATTCCCAGACCTCGGCGGCGAACCTGAAATGCTGGAAACGACCACTCTGAGCGACAATATGCAGACCTATATTGCCGGTATTCAGTCTATGGACGGCCTGTCTTTCTCCGCAAACTACGACATGACCGAGTACCAGAAGCTGAAAGCCTTGGAGGGCAAGAAGGAAAGCTACGCCGTGTGGTTCGGCGGCACCGAGAGTTCCGGTGTGGTCACTCCCGATGGCTCCAACGGCAAGTTCGCCTTTGACGGTGAGCTGTCTGTCTATCCTGTTGGCGGCGGCGTGAACGAGGTTGTTGGTATGAACATCACCATTGCCCCGTCCAGCCCCATCAAGTTCTCTGCGACCTAAGAAACCTACGGCCTGAATGATAAGGAGGATTTATCATGGCAAAGCAGTTGACCATTACTGACCCTACCAGCGGTGTTACCTACACGCTGGAATACACCCGCAAGACTGTCGAGATGATGGAGAAGCAGGGCTTTATCGCCGCTGATGTGGAGAAGAAGCCCATGACTCTGCTTCCCGCCCTGTTCTCTGGTGCGTTTCTCGCCCATCACCGCTTCGTGAAGCCCGAAGTGAAAGACAATATCTACGCTCGCCTGAGTCACAAGGACGAGCTGATTAACCGGCTGGTCGAGATGTACAACGACCCGCTGATGACGCTGCTGGACGAGCCTGAGCAGGGTGACAGCGAGGGAAACCTGAGCTGGAAGGCTGGCTGGTAAGCGACCAACCTTCCGGTAACAAGGGGGGCGGCGGCGAACAACGCCCCGCTCCCCTTTTCGCTTACACGGAAAAATTCAAAGAGGTCTTTCCGTACTACCTGTCTATCGGCATGACCTATGACCAGTTTTGGAATGAAGACTGCGAGTTGGTCAAGTTTTACCGCAAGGCGGCGCAGATCAGGCAAGACCTGAAAAATCAGGACGCATGGCTACAAGGTGCGTATTTCTATGAAGCCTTGGTTGACGCGGCTCCTATCCTCAGAGCTTTTGCGAAGAAGGGTACAAAGCCCATTCCTTATCGGGAAGAACCTTTCGACCTGTTTTCCAAGCAGGATAAGAAGAAGCAGAAAGAGGTTCAGGAGAAGAACGACAACAAGGCAAAGACCTTCATGGAAGCCTTTGCCATTGCGACCAATAAGAAATTTCAAAAGAAAGGTGGTGGCGTAAATGGCTGATAATGTGGAAATTCAGGGTTTGGAATTTCAGATTGTCAATGACAGCACTCAGACCGAGCAAGGTTTGGAAGCTCTGAGGAATACGGCTACCGGTTTGAGCGGTACTGCTAAGAGTGTGAGAGAGCTGAAAAATGCTCTGCAAGGCTTGAACAGTGGTGATGTTCAGCAGAAGATCACCCGCATTGCCGGTGCGCTGAACGCCTTGGGTCAGGTCAGTAATGTGAAAATTTCCAGCTCTGTCGCCAATCAGTTGACGGCAATCAGCGGTGCGATTGACAACCTGAAATGGACGGACGGCGATAAGCTGACCGCTCTTGCTGACGGTTTGCGCCCTCTGTCCGAGCTTGGAAAGTCCAATCTGACCACCTTTATCAATCAGCTTGGGAAGCTCCCCACCGTGATTGAGGAATTGGAAAAGGCAGACATTGACAAGTTCACCCGGCAGATGACCGATCTCGCTGCCGCCATGAAGCCTTTTGCGGACGAAATGCAGAAGGTGTCCAATGGTTTCTCTGCTTTCCCGTCCAGAATTCAAAGACTGATTACCTCTACCGAGCGGTACAACAGCACGGTTCGGAGAGCTACCACCCATACAGGTTTGTTTGGCAAGGCTCTCGGTGGTCTGAAATTCGCCGTGGTTTGGCAGATGGCTCGGAGAGTCGGAAGTATGCTCGGAACGGTCATCACGGAGTCCAATGAGTATCAGGAGAACATGAACCTGTTTACTGTTGCTATGGGCGAGTATGCCGAGTCTGCTTTGGAGTACGAAGAAACCGTCAGCGAAGTCTTGGGTATCGACCTGTCTGACTGGATTAGAAATCAGGGTGTGTTCAACACTCTGCTGACCGGCTTTGGTGATACCGCTGACAGAGCTGCCCTCATGAGCAAGAACCTGACTCAGCTCGGTTATGACCTCAGTTCTTTCTTCAACATTTCCGTTGAGGACTCCATGCAGAAATTGCAGTCCGGTATCTCTGGTGAGCTGGAACCCCTGCGGCGTTTGGGCTATGACCTGTCCCAAGCCCGTTTGGAAGCTGTTGCTCTGTCCCTCGGTATTGACAAGAGCGTATCTTCCATGACTCAGGCTGAAAAGGCAGAGCTGCGCTACTACGCCATTATGACTCAGGTCACTACCGCTCAGGGTGACTTGGCGAGAACGCTGGAAGCTCCAGCCAATCAGCTTCGTATTCTGAAAGCACAGGTTGAGATGGCTGGCAGAGCTATCGGCAATATCTTCATTCCCGCTCTGAACGCTATCCTGCCCTATGGCATTGCCGTGGTGCAAATCATTCGGGAGATCGCCAATGCGATTGCGTCCCTGTTCGGTTTCCAGATGACCGAGGTGGATTACTCCGGTATCACAAGTGCCGGGGTAGGAGCAGGAGAATTGGCAGACAACCTTGATGACGCTGCCGGTGCTGCCAAGAAGTTGAAGCAGTACACCGCTGGCTTTGACGAGCTGAATGTGTTCTCCCCTGATACCGCAAGCGGTTCCGGTGTTGGTGCTGGTTGGGGAAGCGGATTTGAATTCGCTCTGCCGGAGTATGACTTCCTCGGAAACGCCGTCACGACCAGAGTGGACGAGATCAAGAAAATGCTGGAAAACACCCTTGCAGATATTACGGTCATGGTTTCTGGTTTTTCTCTGGCTGTTGGTGCCATTCTGGTTCTGACCGGAGCAAACATTCCTCTCGGCCTTGGCCTGATGGCGGCTGGTGCTGTCGGTTTGGCGGCTACCATCGGTCTGAATTGGAACGGCATGAGCGAACAGCTTACAAATACTCTTGCGCTGATTACCGGTGTCGTTGGCGGTTTTATGCTGGCCTTGGGCGCAATCATGGCGTTCTCCGGGGCGAATGTGCCGTTGGGTATCGCATTGATGGCCTTGGGTGCTGTGAGTCTTGCAACCGCCGCCGTTGTCAACTGGCACAACAGCGACCAGAATATCACGGACGCTCTGACCACCATTACCGGTATTCTCGCTGGTGCTTCTCTGGCGGTAGGCGCAATGCTGGCTCTGACCGGCGTAAATACCCCTCTCGGTATCGCTCTCATGGCGATTGGAGCAGTATCTATCGCCTCCGCTATGGCTCTCAACTGGAACGCCATGGAGGAAGCAATAAGCTCTCCGCTCTCCCGTATTTCCGTTATCGTTGGTACGGCAATGCTGGCCTTGGGTGCTATCCTCGCTTTCAGCGGCGGCAGTATTCCCCTCGGCATTACCTTGATGGCTTTGGGTGCGGTGTCTATCGCTTCTGCGGTAGCTCTCAACTGGAATGGTCTGTCTGATGAAGTGTCGAACACGATTGCTCTCATTACGGGTATTGTATCCGTTGCTCTCTTGGCGGTAGGTGCGGTGTTGGCGTTCTCTGGCGCAAACATTCCTTTGGGTATTGCTCTGCTGGCTGGTGGCGCACTCATGATGGGTACTGCCATTCTTCCCAACTGGTCTATGCTTTCTGATGAAGTGCAAAACACCCTGAGCATTATTACGGCGGTGGTCAGTGTGGCTCTGCTGGCTGTGGGTGCAATTCTCGCTTTGTCCGGTGCCGGTCTTCCTCTCGGTATTGGTCTGATGGCTGTTGGAGCTGTTGGTCTTGCCGCAACCGCCGCACTCAACTGGACTACCGTTTTGACCAAGGTGAAGGAAACCCTGAAAAACATCGGCATTGCCGCCGGTGCCGCTCTGCTGGCTCTCGGTCTGATCTTGATTGTCAGCGGTGTAGGTCTTCCCCTCGGTATCGGTCTTCTGCTGGCTGGTGCCGCAACACTGGCTTCCTCGGTTGCCCTGAATTGGGATTTCTTCTCCGAGAAAATTCAGTATATGTTGGACGGAATTACCACAGCGTTCAAGAGCTTCGTCAATACTGGCC